CGCGGATAGCAGGGCAGAGGTCCCGCCGTCAGGGTGCAATTCAATTGCACCGCCCGATGTAAGCAGGCCCCCGGTACCTGCTACGTCTACCCCATCTACAAACAGGGTTTCGATGGCTTCGCAGGGAGTTGCAAATGCAACCGCGAGGTACATGAGCCCAGCGGTTTCATCCACTGCTACTACAGCCAGTGTGCCGTACACCCGATCCCGTCCATAAATGATGGGCAGGGGGGTGTTGGGCGATCCAACTTCTTGTGTCGTTCTGGAAGAATTCGATAGGTTATTCAGGACATCCGCGGGCGGATACCACGGTGGAAGGAGGGGGGCTGGCTGGGTAGTTGTGCCCCCCGTTGCAGTTGTGGTGGTACTGGTGGTTGGGGCTACATACAAGTCACTTTTTGGTGTGGGGTCCACCAATGCCGTTGGATAGGTCGAGGTAGACGTGGTGGTGGTAGACGTGGACGTGGACGTTGCCGTATCAGTTGATGTAGTGCCATCGACTGGAAGTCGGACATCCCCTTCAATCCGTGTCCTTACAAAAATGTAACCCATCAGATTGTGACCAAGGTATTCGTGACCCTATATCGGAAGTCGCCTTCCAGCGGGACCACCTGTGGTGCCTGTGCATACATAACGGTATAGGCTTGGTTGTCAGCCGCATACGTAAACTCGAAAGAATTCAATCTGTCGCTTGAATAATGAGAGAGCAATGAACCCATATCCGTCGATTCACAGTCATGTACGACTTCAAACACATCCCATTGCTGAGTGTAGTAAGTACGTAATCTTGGCTTTCCGGAAACAGCACGATCCACCACCGTGCCATACGACGATTTCTTGTTAGTGCCAATGACTTGTATTACAGAAGGGTAATCAGCCATTACTGCGCTCCAGAATATAGGTGCCTTCGTTCCAGATCACGACAGCACCATCCGGCGGAATGTGGGTAAATCCAGCGGCTTCCATGTAGGAGTTTGGGGCATAGGCCGTCCGCGCCTTCATGGTCACAACAATCAGTTTCAGGGATTCAGGTGACAGGGAGCTTCCAGCTATACCCCCAGCAATGTAATACGTGGGAGTGGAATTGGCCCCCAACGAATCGACATAGGTCAGCCAAATATCCACTAGGGAATCGGCCAAGGCTGCTACGTCAAAAAACAGGGTTTGCGCTAGCCCGCCATCGTTTAGAATTTCAACCGTACAGGTCTGATCCCCTTCTCCTGTCCATGACAATGGACCAACACGCACACTGCTCCCTATGTAAGGATCGCTGTTAAACGTAATGTCAGGTCCTTCGGACAGATAGTAATAAGCGGTTTCCCCCGGTGTATTGGGTTCAGTAGTCAATCGCACCAAATGTACTGGCTGCGTATGGGCAAGCCCAATCGCAGTCAAGTTACCGGCATCAATGTTGCGGGTAATCTGACTCATGCGCCTGCATTAACCTCGCGAGCTGACACAAAAATCGGTGAAACAGGTGAAGTCGTTCTGGTGGCCGAAGTCGGAACACTGTTAGGAGCAATGGCAGCACGTTGCTGTTCCATGCGGGTAACCAGCTGCCCGAATCGGTCAACAATCTGACCAAACTGGCCAACGCTGCCAGAAAACGCATTGACCGCTGTGGTCTGTTGCTGCGTAGTACCAGCTATCAGGTTCATTACCTGTTCGTTGATACTGGTGGCGCTTTCATCGAGATTTTGCAGACCAAGGTCGGTCTGTCTGCGGACAATAGCGTCCACACCTTCCAAGAAGTCGAGGAAACCCCCCGCCATCTGTTGCTTTTGCGTGTCGTCCAACCCCTGATACAGGGAATTGATAATGGAGTTAATGGACTCTGACAGCCTTCGTATTTCAATTGGGTCCGTGGTCTGTGACAGTTCCGTCGCCTGCGTTTCCGCCATGGCTTTGCGGAAGTTATACAGTTCTTCCGGCGACATTAACGACTCGCGGATGGACGTAGCCGTATCCGCGAACATCTGGGTCACTTCTTTCTGAGTGGTTATCAGGGCTGCTGCCAGTTCCACCGCAGCCTGCCGTTGCAGGACAAAGGCTTCCGTGAGCCGGGTAATATCCTCTATCGTGCCGTCAAAGCCACGGGCAGCTTCCACAGAAGCGGCTGCCAGATCCAGATATTTCTGCGTCAGGCTCTTGTTGGCTTCATCTACCAGTTTTTGTCCGGCCACGGAAGGCACTGCGTTCAATGCGGCCTGCATGGCAGCCAAATGCTGGAAAGCGACAATATATTCTTCGGTGAAGTGCGTGGCCTGCTCAAATGCCTTGCCCGCTTTCTTCAGTTCCGGGTTCATCTTGACCAGTTCTGAACCCAGTATTGTGAAGTTCCCGAGTAATTGCTGGAGTGGGGTTGAAATGGCTCCAGTGCTCTGGATGAAATGCTGAATCTGCTGTCCGGAAATATCCAGCATGGCTTGCTGAAGTTCCGCGTCGATCTGTTCGGGGGACTTCTTCTTGGTATTGATCTTGATTGCAGCCGCGCGGAAATTTTCCAGCGAATCGGTGGATACGTCTAATACCTTGGCTACGTCGCGAAGCGCGTTGGTCATTTCCTTGAAGCGACGGGTCAGTTCCTTGAATACCGGATCGTTCCAGTCTTCTTCCTTGAAGACGGTTTTTGATGAGAAAAACGATCCATATTTACGGATTTTTGTGAATTCAGTCCCGATGAGCTTTTCGCCCTCGGCGGCAATGGTGTATCCCGTTTCGAGTATTTTCTTGCCGCCCCCGATGATGTTGGAAACGAGGGAACCGACAGCCCCGCCAATAACAGCCCCCAACGGGCCCCATAAGGAACCAATCACCCCCCCTACGACAGACAACGTATCCGTTGTGCTTTGCCTCCCCCGGCTTCCTAGTAGCTGATCCAAGGCCCCACCAGACAGGTACCCCAGCCCCGCCCCTGCTAAAGCCTGTCCAGCAACTGTTCCATATCCAGCCGCCCCACCCTGCAAAGTGGTCCCTACCTGAGACAAACTTCCAAGGTGTGCCCCTGAAGTCAGAAAGGCTTGAGCCGCTTGCCCTGCAAACCCGGTAAAGGTGCTTATCGTAGTACTGAGTTTCCCCACTAACCCCTTCAGTGAGGTAAGCATGCTGAGGTCAAGTCCCCCGCCCCCGCCAGCTTCCGCTCCCGGCCCCCCGGCAGCAGGCGGAACAACCTGACCCATTCCCGGCAGAGAAGGCAGATTCCACCAGTCCTGTGCCCCACCAATGCCGGGGAACCGTTTGAAGGCGTCAAAACTGAGATTGAGGTCCGGCAAGGAGACACCGGCTAGGGCGGCAGTCCCAGTAGCCCCTGCTCGGGTCGAACCGCCCCCCAGAAACTGAGAAATCAGGTCGGGGAAGCCCCCCGCACCCGCACCCCCGCCTGCCTGTGTACTGCCCAGAAAGCCCGGGTTAAACCCAACCCCTACCAAGGCCCGATAGACAGCCCGATACATGGGGTCTTCGACATTACCGACGGTCAGGGGAGAGCCGGGGGTATTGCTCGTCATCAAGGCCCGTTCAATGGGCCTCCGGGCCAGTTCCTGAGCCCTCTGAGGTAGAGGTTGCTGGGCAGTAGTCCCTGGTTTGACAAACAGTGACTGGAAGCTGTCCAGCAAGGGTCGGGTAAAGGTGGCATGGGCAATTTCTGCAATCAGCTGCTTGAAAGTGTCCTTCAGCTGACTGGCGAAATTCTTGAACCCGGAAAAAGCCGATTTCCACAGGTCCACGAAAGCCCCATCCACTCGCTGAATGGTGGCTTTCCATGCCTCTTCCCAGACTTGGGACATTTCCACATTGCCGTTAATCGCTGCCTTGGCCTGCTCGAAACTCTGCTCAATCCGTTCCGCAATGGTGTCGTACAGATAAATCCGGTCTTCTTCCGAGATTTTGAGAAGTTCTACCTTCTGCCGCAGGTTAATCAGTTCGGTGGCCCGTTCCAGTTCTGCCTTGATCAGCGGATCATATTGGGCGGCCAATTCTGCTACGGAATTCTGCTGCAATTCATTGAGAGCCAGCTGGGCCCGGGCATTTATATCCAGTTGGCGGGTATAGGCCGCCAGTAGTTCCGGTTGATCGGCCAGCAATACCTGCGCGTAAACCAGTTTTTCGTTGTAAGTCTGCTGAATGGCAACTGCGGGCTCCAGTTCCGATTTCAAAGCTATAAGAGCTTTCTTGTAGTCGTCCCCGACGACAGCCAGTCGCGCGAAATTGGCCAGATTTACCTGTCGGATTCGGCTGGCCTGCTGTTCTGTCAAGGTTTCATTTTTTATCGCGTCCGCCAGATCCAGTTGCAACTCGGCATACTGGAGCGAAGCCACTTTCAACGGATCCATGGCATTCAAGACTTTTGAATAAGCAATGCCTGCCCGTTCAATGGCTGCGGTATAAATATCCTGATTGTCTTTATCCAGTGTAAGTGCCAGATTCAGTCTCTTTAACGAGTCCTCATAATTCTGGTTGGCGGCTACAGCTGTGTTAGCCCCGGCCGCCAGAGAATCCATGAATTCCCGGTAATCTGTTTTCTTCAGGGACAGCTGTGCTGTCTCCACATTCATTTTTTCAAGCGCAAGTCCCAGTGCGTGCTGATACGCCAGCAATTGCGGATTGGTTGGATCCGTAGTCAAGGCCGCATCCAGTCGTCGCTTGGTTTCTGTAAGCTCGGAAAATTCCGTTTTCATCTTGGCGTAGGGGTCTGCTGCCAGATACTTGTCCAGTTCTGAACGAGTCGCTTCGCTTAACCCATAACGCTTGTTGAAATCGGCGCGTTCCTTCGCCGCTTTCTCCAGAATCGCTGTTTTTTCTGCTTCAGCCTTCCTGTATTCTTCCGTCAACTTGTCGTTCTGTGCCCGTTGCCGTCGTAATTCATTTGAATCGGACACGACGGCCATTGCCAGCGCATCTTGTTCAGCCTGAGACCGTAAATCGGCAGCGGCATGCTCTGCGTCAAGCTGCTTGCGTATCTCAGCCCCGTTGAATACCAACCGGAAGGAAAAGGCTTTCTTCAGGTAGTAAGAAATGTCCTCCCCAAGATCCATGACCCGGGCAATGATCAGATCCGCCCACAGGTCAAAAGCCGGGAATGCTTTATGCAATTCTTCGTTGATTGCCTTGCCAATTTGCCATCCAGCAATGGCTGACACAATCAGTGCGCCCAGTACATTCATGGAGGCCAGTAGCCTCACCCTGAAAGCCCCCCACGCAGCTTCCATTTCTTTCAAGCCACCTGCAAAAGTAGCGACTGCAATCTGAAAGCCCTTGGCACTGATTCCAAGCACTCTATTGAGTGCCGTCAGGCCCTGCTGCACGGCAATGAAAGCAGAAGCCGAAGCCAGTACGGCAAACAAAGCGTCAACATGCTTGTTCAAGAATTGCAGGGCCGGAACCAGCAGGGTCTTGATGGTGTTGCCCAGTTCCGTCATGCGAGTCAGCAAATTCTTCTTCAGGTCTTCTGCCTGTTTATTGAACGTGGCGTTGACACGCTCGGACATTTCCGCCGCGAGACGATGCCTTTCCTCCAGTTGCTTGAGAACCTTGGCGTATTTTTCGCCTTCGTCCTTCATGATGGTCATGGCAACCGTCGCGGCCATCTGTGATCCCAGCAACTTGGTCACGGCATCCTTGTTGCCGTTGGTCTTGTCGTAGATTTCCTGCAAGACCGGAGCCAACCCCTTGCTGGCAATGGTCGTATCGTCAATCTCGATTCCCCATTTGCGGAATTCAACCGTCATCTTTGGCGTGACATTGGCCAGTCTTTCCACCAGTTGGGTCATGCCAGACATGGCAATCCGGCTGTCCATGCCGGATTCCTTGAGAGTCGCCACCGCAGCGGCATAGTCTTCCAGCGAGATACCCGCCTGTGATACTCGCTCACCTAAACGCTGGGTCATGGCTGCAAGCTGGGACAGTTCTTCGGCACTGCCATGGCTGACCACAGCCAACGTGGCCATTACATCCTCTGCTTCCCCGGCATCCTTGCTGAATACCGACATGAATGTAGCAAGGCTCTGAGCTGAGGTAACCACATCAGAAAAAGTGGATTCAGCCAGCTTATTGGATGCAGCTAACACTTCTGCGGTTTCAGAAGTGTCCCGGAACCCCTTGGAAATGATACGTAGCGCAGCAGCCGCTTCTTCAGCAGGAGTGTTGCTGAATTGCCGGGACAAACCAACCATTCGGTCTGTCAGGTGAGACAGGTCTACTTCGGTCAAAGAAGCTGCGTTCTGGACCTTAACCAGTGCTTCCTCAAAGTCCGCTGCAAAATGTGCCGCGGTACCAAAAAAGGCCAGCCCCTGTGCAACCCCCACCAACCGTGAAAGAGCCGAAGACAGTAACCCGGCCTTATTTTCCATGTCACCGAAAGCGTCTCCGGGCGGACCCCCCCGTCCACCACCCCCAGCACCACCCCCATAAACCTTGGATAACTCTTCCTTGGTAGCATGCAGGGTCTTGGTGGCTCGGTTAGCCCGGTCACGCAAGTCCTCAAAAAACTTCAGTACGGCTTCTGCGCCGGGGTCCAGTTGCCCGGCCTCCCGTAATTTGTTCACCATTTCCTGTGTGCGACTGGTCATTTCTGCCAGTTTGGGCAGGAGTTCATCAAATTTGGCGCTGTCCTTGAGAGCAACCAACCCATCCGCATACTGGGCCAGCGTGATTTCCCCGGTCGCAAAATCAGCATTCAAAGCGGTAATCTGGGTTTCCAGTTCCACCAATGCCTGCAACGATTCCCCGGATTGCAGGGAAGACCCCGCCCCTAAAAACTGGTCGATGGTGCCCTTCAAACCGGAATTGCTGGAAAAGTTCTGCAATTCAATTGCAGCATTAGAAACACTGTTAGCCAGCTGATCAAAGACGTGCGCCGCATCGGTACGACCGGCTGCGGCCATCTGCTGGGCAGTCTTGGAGTATTCCAAACCCAGATCGGAAATTTTCTGGGCAAATTCGTCGGTAAAGGCAGCCCCGTTACGGAGTACATCTAGCCGGTTGACTTCCGCTTTGACATACTCAGTAACTTTATCATTCAGTTCGGCGGTTCGTGCTGCCTCATTTTCCAGTTGTTCCTGTTTGAACTTTGCGAGTACCGCAGATTCCTTCTGGTTGTCATTCAGGGCTTCTGTAGATACAGCTAATCCCTGTGAGACCTTTTCCAGCTCTTTGGTCGCGTCTACCTGTTCTTTGACCGCAGTCGTGGCATACGCATTGGCTTTGTAATTCTCCTGTAGAATCTCGTTCTGTCGTACCCCCAAGTCATTCTGTTTCTTTAGGTAATCAGCAGCATACTCTACCTTCTTGACCCATTCCTTACTGTCCGCATTTATCAGCTTCAACAGCTTTTGCTGTTCATCTAATACCGCGACATTATCTTTAAGATTCTTGGTAGCTTTGTCGGTGGCCTCTGCCGTACCTTCCGTAACCCGCTGGTATTCAACCGCGCCGCCCTTGGCGACCCGGGTAAACTTATCGTTCGACTTGTCCAGCAGTTCGACAATTTTGTCGAGACGGTCAATGACTTTTTCTGCACTGCTATAGACACCGCGAGTCGCGTCTTCAAATTGCTTGCTGCCCGCTACGGCATCAGCGGCATCTATACCAACTGCTATTCTATAAGTGTCTTCGGCCATAGTCCGGTTACTCACGTTTACGCTTGGTCGGTTTCTGGCCCTTTACGGGTTCCTGCTTCCGATTAGCGTGCTTCAAGTAAACCGAATCTAGGGCCTGCATCGTCGTGATGAAGAATTCCCTATCATCGGGATCGGTTACTTCAAAAATATCGAAGTAAGCCTTTATCTCACTCAGTGGGATGGTACCGAGCACTCCCATGCCCACTGGCCTGCTGGCTGACAGAATCTGGAAAGCCCGATACAGGTCAACCAACCACGGCTTCAGTTCTGGCTGTCTTTCTAGGGCTTCAACGGTTTGTCCCTGCTGTTGCAGCGTCCTTAGAAACTCAACCTTGTCGCCCCATTGCAGCTCCCAAGCCAGAACCGCTGTCAGTTTTTTACGTCTTCCTCTTCTTCCTCCTGCTTGAAATTCGTTGCCTTGTCCGCCATGGAACGTATATCCCGAAATAGCTCAGGAAGATCCCCAAGCACGCGAATACAATTATCTCGCGTAAAATCGAGACGTTCCCCGTCACGTCCTTCGATCCACGGTTCCCATGTCTCGGTTCCATCATCCGCAACCACTCTGGTTTCCCAACCAAGGATTACGGTCTCAGCATATACCCCCAAAAGAATTTGTTCTGAGGTCTCTTCGGCCATTGTGTCGGTATCCATCTGCCGACGATATGGCTTCAGCCGAGTCTGCAACAATTTGCGGAAACGATGATTACGTCCGCCAGCTCGCGCGATGCGGATCCGAATATCCCCGTAACTGAGAAGAATTCCCGACTGTTCCAGATTTTCGTCGGTACTGAAGGTTTGATAAAGAGAAGTCATTTCTTTGCCCTCCGTCATGTAAGGGAAAAAGGGGCCGGATCATCCGGCCCCTTGTTTGGCGCACACTCATACCAGCATCAACACACCGCAATCACTGCTTCATGCCACGTCCCACACCACTCTCTCATTACGGAGCCACCTGATCAATTGTCAGGATCACGTTGTTTTCATCCGGATTGCCTTCCAGCTGGAATTCAGCCATCACATCGGTGTCCGGGCCCCCGGCTACGATAGACGGATTCATCAAGGTCACTGCGGGCAGAGTCAGGTGATACCCGGCTCCAAGATCGTCCAGCAGGTCCAGTTCCAGCGACACGTCAGTTTCGCTCTTGTAGAGGTTGTACATCGTGAAATCTTTGAAGTACATGGACACCGTACCATTCAGGTCAATGGTACCGCGACCCAGACCCTGCGAAGCAGACGAGCCGATGGCAAACTGCGACCGGGCATTCTGCTTGGTCAGATTCAGCTGTAGGGACTGAATCGGTACTGTCAGAGGGGTACCATTCAGTTCCAGACCGGCTACCCCCGCCACGGTATCAATGACACGTCCCACCGGGGCCGCATCTACAGTACCGAGAGTAGCAATCCCTGTAGCTTCATTCTTGGCAATCAGGCCAAATGAACCTTCGACAAAACCACCAACTGCCGCATTCAGCGAAAATGAAGTGACATAGCATCCCGCATATTGCAGGAACAATGCCGCGGCAAGTTGCTTCTGAATGGTGAACGTGGTTACTGCGGTTGCATTCGATACGGAATTGCCAGCAAAAGCAGAATTCAGGGCTGCGGCTATGAAAGCGTCAAAAGTCGTGGCGGAAAGAGCGAAATTGATAGCTCCCTCAACAGCCACTTGTGTAGTCAGGGCATGCGATACCACACCCGATGGGTTGATTTCTGCCGGACGAGTCCGCTGCTTACTTTCCGACAGACTTTCACCTGTTACACGCAGGGCGGTGTAATTAGTGGTAGGCGACGTTCCCCATGTCACCTCTTCGCAATACGCGAGCACGATGTCGCTGGTATCAATCGCCGCAGAGTAATTGGTAGTCATTTAGAAAGCCTCTCAGTACAAAACATCCCGGATGTATGGGACCGTGACATTGACTTGGTAATACGCCCCGTCTACGCCTATTGCCCGTATCGCCGGGGTTCTGAACACCATGCCTCCATCCGAAAAACCGGATCGCGCCCGCCGAAAAATATCCGCAACACCGTCAGCCAGTTCCAGACATCGCTTGTCACCTTTATTGGCCCGGGAAAATACCTGCACGAATAAAACCCCCGGATGCCGATGGGTTACCGCAGTCTCAGACCCACCAAATTCAAGTTGAAAAGCGTCTCCTTGCCTGAATGTTACTGTAATCCACTCACCCGCAGCAGGCGGCTCAAAATCCCTGTTGGGCCAAGCGACAGGTGTCTCCGTCCAACTATTCAAGAGAGTACCGACTACTTCTCTTTCCTTGACGGCGGTCATGCGCTTAACCCTGCAATCACGATACAGCCTCCAAATCCGGTCTCAAAGAGCGACTTCAGCCCGTGATCCGCGTGCTCGGGCCTCTTCCAAAAGAGCGGTGATGGTCACTTTCACCATGCCCTGTGGCGCTTTTTTCGACCAACCATTTTCCAGTCGCTGAATATAGGGGACGTTATTGCTGACCCAGACAGTCTGTCCCACAGGCATAGCCATCAAACGACTCTTCACTGAAGCCCAGTGCTCTTTTTCAAACCCGGTCAGGGGGTCATGTGTCTCCCCTTCTTCAGCAAAGACCCCCTCAATTTCCTCATCCCATGGTTTATTGAGCGTACCAACCCAGTTATGCCGGGCATGACCCGTCAGAACCGGGGTATACCATTTGAGAGAGCCGTACAGCCGGTAGGCGATGTTGTTCTGCGCTTCTTTGACAATTGTTGGAACAACTTCCTGTGCGGCCTTATCCAGCTTGCGACGAAAACTTGCCAGCTGCGCGGTGTAATTCTTCTTCATGGTTCACGCATCCGGATTTCATAGGCCACGTTGACACCGCCCGGTGCAACTGGTTTCACAGCTACGATGTCGTATTCCCGCCCCCCTAGTTGAATGTGGTCGCTGGTCGTCGGTGTCGTCTTCAATCCATAAGCCCCCAGAAATAGGGTCAGGTCGTCATTTTTAACCGACACATCCCGACGTTCGTCCCGCTGTTTGCTCAAGATCAAAGCCTTGGCCCGGTAGGATTTTGTGGCTCCCCCGGTCACTTCTCCGGCTTCTGCATCGAAAATCTCTCCGGAGGTAACCCGCAGGTAAACCGTAGCGCCATACTTATCCAGCAAGCGTCGGGTTACCCCATCCCGCTTTTCTTCGTAAAAACCCATGTGACCCCTCAGTAACCTTTAATCAGGTTAAAATACTGAGGAAAATCAAATACATCCGGATTAGGAGAATTCAGGGCCGTAAGTTCGTCCGGGGTCAGGCTAATCACCATGTTGATTGAAATACCACCCACCGCAGCCACGCCCCGGAGCAAGGCTTCAATGTGGGGGTAGTACGTAATAGACGGGGCACTGTCCCGGTAGCTCACACTGATCGGTCCAACGGATTCTGCTGCAATAGCATTACTGGCATTGACCGTTTGCTGAAGAAATCGCTGGCTCAGTTCAATCAGGGCAATTTCTGCACAGGCAGCAATGACCGCACCCGGTACAGCATCCGGAGACAACTCGAATCCTTCTTCGTCGGTAACGCCGGTCGTCGCTCCTTTGGCAGAAAGGCGCGGCCACGCCAAGGCTTGTGTGGCCGTCTTTTTCACTCCCAGCCAGCGACCCCTCAACCACGCATCTAAGGCAAACGTGGCCCGAACAAGAGCCTGTTCCTTTACTACCTCGTCTTCATCCGTCCAAGCGTCGGTCCCACGCGCAGCATGGTAAGCATCGGCGTCTTCGACTGACAAATAGGACTGGGCATCCTCAAGCCCAGTCCCGTCTTCGACCTCAAGGGTCACGGGCTACCCCTTCCAGCTTCCGCCTTTCCGGAACGTCATGTCCTACTCTTACATGAAAATTATCCACGTAAGAGTAGTCCAAGACCCAAGACCACAATTACCCCGTTAAGTCACGGAAACCGTGGTGCTTGTCAAAGTGTAAGTGCCTTGAGCGCCGAAAGCCTCGTCGGTTACGTCGGCCATGCCGAAATACGTACCCGAACTGACAGCGGAAAAGAACCCTACGTGTGTCACGGTGGTGCTCGCTGGTACGTCGAAAACCGGCTGGTTAGAAGCCGTCATCGAACCACCCGAAGCTGCGTTCCACGTAATGCTCTTTCTGGCATACGCAGGGGATCCACCAGTGACCTCGCTACCACCGGACGGATCCGGGTTCGCGGTGTGTAGTGAAGCATACGTGATACCGATGGAGGGCGTCTGGCTGCGAATACCGCAATCCAGCATGTTGTTACGTGCGGAAGCTGAGAGACCCATTTGTCAAAACTCCTATGGGGCTGGGTTGGAAATCAACGAACGGACAACAGTCATTGTCCCTTTAAGCACGGTCTGAATATCTCCAGCCGAGTCTATAACCTCCAATTCATGGTAGTACACGCCCGACTTCCCTTCGGTATCAGCGGGTTCGATGTCGATTCTCAGCTCCCCGTTAGGTGGATCCGTAATGGTAATCCCCTCACCAACCTCTGCCGATTTTGTAAATAAATGCACGGTACTCGTCACTTTCTTGGCTACCCACCATTTAATGGACTGGACCAGTTCAAGGGAGACGGGTACATCATTGGCGTCGAGCACGGTCACCACCAATCGCTTGGTGTCACCGGACTGCATTTCAAAATCATATTCGGGGGCTGCGGCCATAAAAATTTCCGTTTTTTACTTGGGAAAAGCCTAACACTTTCAAATTCAGGACCAATGCTCCCAGCCACTGGCTGTGGCCAGCTGGGCCTCTTCATCCTCAGCCTGTGCCGCCATGGTGGGCCGGAACAGGGCTATCACGTTGTCAGTCGGATCCCATGCGGCCGGTGCAAACACGTAGGGATCAAAGCGTGCTGTTATGAGCAGGGAAATTTGCAGGAGCCCGTTGATCCGCAGGACTTCTTCGATGTCATGGACTGTGCCGGGGAAAGTCGTGACTTGCAGGCCAGTCGCCGCACTGAGTAGTGCACTGACTTCACGGGCCGTAGTTGCCGTAGCCAGCGACAGCACGGTAACCGGGACAGTGAGTTGCACCTGCCCGTGATGCGTGCCATCAGCCGTGATTTCCCCGACCACGGAAACCACGACATTTTCAACGCCCCCGATGACACCCGTAATAACGGCATCAACAGCCTGAACGAGGCTCGCCTGTCCCTGTGCCCCCTTGTTACCCGTACTGGTAATCGAAGAATCGAGAGTGACGGCGGCGTCAC